CGAGCCAAACGAGGTACATCTTTACGAAGCTCACAAAGGATGCGAGAAAGCTCTTCGACGCAAAAGATGATGCCGTCTTGAAATACCTCGATGACGATGGTAAGCCTATCGAACCGGAGTACTACGTCCCAATTTTACCTACCGTGTTAGTCAACGGTACAGAGGGTATCGGTACGGGATTCAGCTGTTACGTACCACCTTTTAATCCAAAGGATATCTGTGAAAACATAGAACGGGCTATTTCTGGACAGCCGCTCAAGGAAATGAAACCGTGGTTCGATAAATTCAAAGGTCGTGTCTTCAAAAATGAAGAAGGTTTCTGGATCACAGAAGGTGTTTGGTCAACAAACAGTGCCGGAACCAGCATCAAAATCACCGAACTCCCACCGGGTAGATGGACACAAGACTACAAGGAATACTTGGATACACTCACCGAGAAGAAGATTATCTCAGGCTTCGTGAATAACAGTACCACAGAGGATGTGGATTTTACCATCACTGGGTATTCTGGAAAGAATCTCATCAAGGATTTTAAGCTACAAAAGTCCTTCCATGTGAGTAACATGCATTTGTTTCACCCAACCAAGGGTATCAAGAAATATACGAGCCCAGAAGATATTTTGGTAGATTTCATCGAGATTCGAATGGATACATACAAAAAGAGAAAACAACATCTCATCACAGTTCTAAAGGAGAAGACTAAGAAGCTTGAAAATATGTCTCGTTTTGTGAATGCGGTCATCAATGAAAAGATTGTGGTGTTCAAGCGCAAAAAGTCCGACCTCGAATCCGAGATTTCAAATACATACGATAAGATTGATGGATCATATGACTATCTGCTCAACATCAAGACGTACCAATATACAAAAGAGGCTGTTCAATCACTGTTGGACGAAACTAAGAAATCAATCGAAGAGCTCAAGCAACTTTCGTCGACAACTCACCTCGACATGTGGAAAACGGATTTAAAAATATATAAGCAATAAGTAGTATGTGCGATAGATCTGGTCCAAACACCGGTGCAGCACTCTGTCTCTCCGCTATAGGTGGACAGGACACGTACCTTTTGGGAACAGATTCACTCTTTAATTACAAACAGAAGAGACACGCCGAATTTAGGAAATTTCATAGAAGTTTTAATATAAACAAACCATCTACTGCATCGGGCAACTGGCCGTTCGGCGAAACTGTCAAAGTGACATTCAATCCACAAAACATGGGTGATTTATTGTCAAATATGTACATTCGTGTAAAGTTACCCGCTTTATCTAACACAGATTATAACTACCCAGACAAGGTTGGGAAGCATTTATTTAAAAGTATAACCATGCGTGCAGATGAAACTGTGCTAGAGGTATACAGAGATGATATAGGTTACTTGTACGATGAATTGTACTTGGATCACTCCGAACACGTAAGTAGAGAGTACACAGACAATAGGTTTTTAAATCGTGTCACTATCGTGTCCGATTCTCTTAAGAATGTCAGGATATCAGACACATTCGTGTATGTACCTATTCCATTTTTCTTTTCTAGAAGTTATGAATCTTCGGACTACGAAACAAATGTACACAATAGACCTTATTTTCCGCTGTGTGCAATGAATAAACAAAAGCTTGAATTTGATATTGAATTCAGACCACAGTCATTTTTTACAGATGATCCAGTCGACATAACATTAGATGGATTCGACATAGTCACCGAAGAAATTACAGTCACACAAGAAGAACGTCTATTCTACACGTCAAATAAATATGAAATGATAACTGACATCTTTCAAACGCACCCAAAAATAGATACTGAACCTGGTAAAGATAAATTAAAGGCTGAACTCACACCACAAGGTAGGGTGAAAACCTTGCACTTCTTTTTCAGAAACAAACTATTCGAAGACGATAGCGTGTCTAGTAACACGAGTGTAGTAGGTAACAGTTCCACTACAGATCAAAAGTATCATTACTATCACAACCGTTTCAATTTCACACCATTTCCATCTTATGTGAAATCAAATGATTCTATTTCAGATGACGTAGCCATTGATGCAAAATTATATATAAATGGCGAAGATCTACCAAACATTAATAAACCCGACTCACATTACTATAGATATCTCACCACATTGAATCACAAATTCCATAGTACACCAAGAAACATATATACATACAGTTTCTCCATGAACCCAAGAAATGTAGATCCATCGGGAAGTCTCGATTTTACAAACATCAAAAACAGTCGAACAACTATAGAATTTACATTAAACCCATACTACGGGGTAAATGAAGAATATACGTGTCATATATATTACACAACTTATACTACTTTCACTTTTGAAAATGGATTTTTGACTACCAGAGTTGAACCGATTTCGTATTCTGCAAACATTGAAGAATATGGAATAAGTGCATCAGATGGGGTAGAAAGTGAAGTAAGGAACATAGGAGGAGTTGATATGATAGTATCATTTCCCGAATAACACACCCTTATTTTCTTTTATGTATTTTATGATACCATTTTTTATACACCATTTGATGAAATTGAGCTGTGCAACAGTCGTATTAATTTCATCATCTGTGCCGGGTATCTTGTATGAAATTTTGTCGGATCGACAAAACGGATCAAATAATTTTTTGCTATATCCATCTAATGTTGATTTGTAAGCACAGTGCACACTGAAAATCTTACCATCAGTTGTTTTGTACATCAAATTCATCTTTTTAGAATAGTTAGTGATAAACCATTCCAAATTTCTAAGGGAGATACCACCAGTCTTTGACAGAATTTGCGTGAGCATTTGTCCATTTTCTGGTGTACCATAAAACGTATCAATTGATTTTAGTAGGATATCCGATTTCCTCATATTACATCATAAGCCGCAAATCTCTAAATTGGTTACTACTAGATGACTCACATGCAGGGCATCCAGGTTTAAATAATGGGGGTAATGGATGATTATGTCTCGCCGAACCCCCAACATTTACAGGTTCATGCAATTTTGTAGAATTTACATGTGATAAACAAAACCCATCGTGACTCGCCTTTCTAGTACACGGTTGACCACCCTTTTTGATACCTAAACAATATCCACCTGGATTGGGTAAGTCCCTCAATAATAATTTTAGAGGTATGTTATGAATCGTGGATATAGACTGCGCGTACAATAGCATTCTCTCATGACATACCTTTTCCACCTCATCCTGAAAAACTCGGGACAAGTTTTCAGAAATCCTCATCCTTACTACATTATAGAGCTTAATTTTTAAATGGGAGTTCGTCGAGGGGTGTCTCCTGTTTCTTCTTTGGTCTTCTCTTTGGTTTAATCTTCGTAAGAAGTTCCCCAAAAATCTCTTCCTTTGGATCTTCAAAAAGTGGTTCAAGTAGATCACACACTGGATTAATGAACTTATTCATGAAGTAATACTCGTAATCGATTGGAATGTTATTGTCTTTCACATACTTTGGATCTTCTGATTTCTCAAAGGCTTTTGCCTTTGGATCTTCCGTCTTGACCAGAATATAAGGCACTCGGTCACCTGACTGCGGTTCTGATCCAGGTTGTCTCTCGCGCATTTTTCTCACGACTTGTACGTGGGCTTGATTAATGTCCCTGATTCCTGGGCTGTTTATGGATACATTCTGACCCTTAACCTTATACGAATCAGATAAACTCTGTGAAAGCATAAGCTTTTCGTTAGGTACATCACCCTCAATGAGTTCGATGGCTCGCTGGAGTGCGAGTGCTTTCGGGGGTTCAGTATCACTACTTTCGAGCACTACATCTAAAAGTTCTTTACACACCTCTCGCACGTGTGCTGTGTTATCACGTCTCACGAGCTGGAGACCCTTCACATCTATGTAGTCCATATTCATTTTTCCGTCTTTTCCTTGTGTCCAGAGTTTAGCGGCGTACCGTTTCTTGCTATACAAGAAATAAGGCCAATAAACCTTTTCAAGTTCCAAATTATTTGGTTTTTTGAAGAGTGCAGTACACTCTTCAGCGGCGCGCTCACCAATCTCCCAACTGTACTCAACGGCTTCAATACCCTTGCGATCACCCACATCAAATTCAACCATGACACTATCGGTGTCACCGTACCTCACTTTCGCACCCGGAAAGTTCTTTTCCACGTACTCCTTTGTTTGATCGATCATGCTTCGTCCCTTTGTAGTGACAGTAGACGCGATGTTTACACACGGAAGCATACCCTTAGATGCACCAGTAAATCCATACACGGAGTTCATACTAATTTTATAAGCTAATTGCTTACCATTATACATAGCTTTGAGTGCACCCTTTGATGCAGCCATGTCCTTCTTCGCTTGTTTTCTGAACTGTTTCAATTCAAGAAGAATACTCGGCAGAAGCGTGGGTACACCTTGTGCGAATTTACATGTGCGTTTTGTAGGTGGTTGCCCTTCAATCTTATTTGGGACGGGAATCTCGAATGTTTCATATACAACACCAGGTACGTTTTCATATTTTGGATCCATCACGAGACTCGAATAACACAGATTATGTGCCATCATGATCGAAGGATACAGGCCTTCAAAATCCAGAGCTGTAATTGGTTTGTAGTACGCACCCTTCTGCGCCTCCAAAACAGTTGCACCTTCGTAGCCTTGATCACCGAGTTGTCCGTACTGAATTGTTGGAACCATGAATCCCATTTCCCTTGCCTTCTTTGTCAGTTGACTAAATACCTTGATTTGCTGCCCCCGTTCCACCAAATAACATAGTGGTACCCATGTCGCTTTCGCCATTTCCAAGAGGTTAATCAAGATACACAGTTTAGACAAAAGTCTGTGTGGAAGAAGAGTATCCTTAATACAATACTCAGCAACTTCCCGCAATTTTACCGGGTCACCTTCCCTGTATCGAGCAAACATCTCTTTCGCGGGCATATCAATTTTATTGTCCCCGAGATACAGTTTAGACACATTATCTAGTTTATACGAATCGAGTTTGTACCCTTTCTTCACCTCGTGGAACAAATCGAAAATAAATCGCCCAGGCATACTCACAAGTTTCAAATCGTTATCACCCAGTGCACTCGAAGACAATTTCTTAAGTGTGAGTTCACAATTGTGTCCCCGAAGTTTACTCAATTGAAAAAATTTAGGGTTACATTTAGTGACGATAGCTCGTTTCATCAAATACTCGAGATCAAAACCAAAAATGTTCCACCCAGTAATGATATCCACATCCTTTTCGTGAAGATATCGTTGGAACGCTTCAAGCATTTTACCCTCTGTATCGAACGATATGATGTTACACCCTTCAAGCTGAGAATCCGTTTGTTTATAACACAAGCATGTTTTATCATACGGTTCATCACTCCCAAACTTACACAGGGAAATAGCAATTTGAAAACACGCGTCACCCTCTATGTCTGCATCAGGAAATTTACCCGTAGAACTGTTACACTCGATATCCACTGATGCTACTACAAATGGTGCAGTCTCCGGATCTTCCACGGGTTTAAGGTTTCTCCAATTTTTACATTCAAGATCAATTTCAGTGTGTGCATTGTATCCCTGGACGCAATCATCACCGCTATCGAGCCACCCAGTAGACTGAATACCAGTTCTATGCATAAGCCTCAAAACTGGATCCAAGTTTGATTCATATAATTTCAATTTAAGTGTTTCATCTGGGAGAGGGCGTCTGAGACGACCGGCAACCATGCGCCTCGAAGCTAGATTCTTGAAAAACAACTGAAGATATGGAAACTGCTCATTATTTTGAAATCCCCATACATCTTTACGGTGTATAGTGTTATAACTTGTGAGACAACCAGGACACATCTTTTCAATTTTGTTGTAAATGATCTGAACCCGTTGCTGCGTCACATTCTTAGGAAGCTTCACGAATAAATATGGAGTGAATGCCGTCGTTACACATACAGATTTCCCTTCTTTTGTCTTACCAAAAATACTAATCAAGTGCTCATCATCCGTATCTTTAGTCTCCCAGGTGAGTGCTTGGAAGACGACCATACTTCGTTATGTACCTAAAATTTTAATATCATTTAATAATAATTATGTCAGCTGCACTTGTCGATCTCGTTTCAGTCGGAGCTCAGGATGCGTACATCACTGGTGAACCCCAAGTCAGTTTCTGGCGCCAAAACTACAAGCGTCACACGAACTTTGCAATCAAACCAGAGCGCATGGATTACATCGGCACTTTCAACGGAGGCAATGAAGTCGTTGTCCCAATTCGCTCGAAGGGTGACCTTTTGAGTTATGTATGGGTCGAACACCCAGATATCACAGAAGTTGGTGTCAACAACACCGGATTCCACTCCACCGATGACACGTCTGTCACCGAATTTAGCTTGCACATCGGTGGCCAAGAGGTGTGTCGCATGGATTCTCTCTACGTACAAGGCGTCCATAATGTTCTTCTCAGAGACAACCAATCCAAGGCTTCGTGTGCCGTGACCACCTCCGAAATCGCAGACAACGCGAAGGGTGTCAGTGGCAGCGCCGGTGATTACTACATGATCCCATTCTTCTTCAGTGAAGACTGGACTAAGTCTCTCCCATTGGTCGCTTTGCAATACCACGAAGTTGAACTCAGAATCAAGTGCCGCACGGGTCTCACCAACCTAGGTGCAGTGCCAAAGATTTACGGTATGTATGCTTACTTGGACACAGCGGAAAGAGAACATTTCACTGCCCAAGAACACGAAATGCTCATCACCCAAGTTCAATACCAGCCAGCTACCAAGACCGACACCTCCATCGATCTTACGTATTTCAATCACCCAGTTAAGTCTCTCCACTTGACCACTTCGAATGTGTCCGGTACCGGTTGGACGAATGATTACAGCTTCGGAAGCGCTTCTTTGTACATCAACGGTCTCGCACTTTTCGAAAACATGTCTAACACTTTCCACCACAACGTTGTTCACGAAATGCACACCACCACTTTGGCTCCATCTTCCCTCGATGCACTCCCATTGTTCTCTTGGCCATTCTGTCTCACCATGAACAGGTCCCAGCCAAGCGGAACACTTAATTTCTCTCGAATCGACAATGCGAAATTGACCATTCAAAATCCAAAGTCCGATGCCAGAGAAGGCTTGTACAGAGTGTACGCGGCGAATTACAACATCTTGCGCATCAAGGATGGCATGGCGGGCATTGCATTCTCCAACTAATTTAATTACCAGAAGAACCAAAACCACGTTCGCCTCTTTGCGTCTGCTTTAGTTCTTCAACCTCTTCTATGAGGGGCGTTTCACATCGCTCCAAAATCATCTGAGCAATTCTATTCCCCTTTTTAATGACGAACGGTTCACTCCCGTGATTAAATAGGATCACCTTCAATTCACCAGTAAAATCTGGATCAATCACACCCGCTCCAGTCTGTATACCATGTTTTAATGTAAGTCCGGATCTAGGAGCTATTCGCCCATAAACGCCATGTGGAAGAGATGCACAAACACCTGTACTCACGAAGGCACGTTCAAGGGGCGGAACCATGATTTCTTCCATACTATATAAATCGTAACCTACCGATCCCGGTGATGTTCTAGTCGGAATGATAGCATCCGGGTGCAACTTCTTAATTTGAAGACTCATGAATTACATTGAATCTAAATCTTTATGCGTGTATATAATATATGCTACCACTTATCATAGCACTAGGAGGTATAGCCATAGCGTATACATTTACAGGGGAAAACCTCGTATCTTCAGAAGAAGCTAAAAAAATGATAAAGTCTGGAAAGATAAAAAGGGTCATTGATGTTCGAACATACGTGGAATACAAAATGGGTCACTATCCACGAGCTTTACACTTACCCGTAAACAAGATGAATAAAAAGACGGTTTCAGAACTCCCAAGGAAAGGTTTGCTCGTCTACTGCAACACCGGACAAAGGGCGAGGATTGCGGCAGAGAAATTAATTGAATTTGGATTTCAAGACGTGTATTACATAGCGGGACACTATTCAAGTCTCATGTAAAATATAAGTAATACAGAATAAAACAATACATACACTGAATAAACACACAAGTCATAAAGACTCCAATATATAACATTCAGTGGTATCCCTGTTGAACAAAATATTAAATGTCCAAATAAACATGGGAGTGAATATTTGTTATTATCTGTGCAAACTACAATCACCGATAATATAAAATTTGTTACCTGCAATATATCATTGAAAAATACAAAAATAGACAAAAAGTGTGACACTACCATGAGTTTCATATACTCCCACGCACCACTTTCAAATTTCCATGTGCGATTATGAAAAGTACGCGGTATCAATTCAATCACAGTTTCTATATCTTCTTTACCTTTAGCCAAACACAGAGATTTATCTGGATTCATAACCAAATACCAAACATCTCGCATATCTAAATTCTGCGTTTAAACTCTAAGTATCATGCTTTGACTTTGTTCCAGTCACGCTTAATTTCCTTTGAAAGTTTGTTAATCTTGTCACCAAGCTTTTGTGCACTCTTAATGTCACCCTTTTTGTAAGCCGCAGATTGTTTGTCAAACAATTTATTAAGCTTCTCCTGTTTTTTACCAGCTCGTGCAAATGTTTTATTGATTTGAATCTGCCTCTCCTTGAGTTGATAAAGTTTCAAAAGTGGGTTAGCCATTTAATGTAAGGTTATATATTATTTCAAAACTCAGTGGGTATGTATTTTACGAGATCACTCGCCGGATGAGACACATCATCTATCAATACATACTCTGGATCTATCAAATTGTTATAGTTTATAAGTATTTCTTCACCGTAATTTATGTCTCGTGTAGCGTACAATTTACCAAAAAATCTACCATGTTTACTCTCAAATTTATAATCATGAAGTGCATTTGGGTTATCATCGTGGTTAAGAAGACAATCCCAATATGGAAAAATGTTGTGCTTCACACCAAAATGACATAAATGTTTAGTTGGTACAAAATTTATGTGACCCACACCAGTGATTATATTCACGTCTCCTTCTGGTATTTTACAAATAGGAAATTCATATATGACTTCACCATGTCTTATATCCCTTGTCGTAATCATACCCACCCCCTTTCCTTCATAAAAACGAAAGTCAATGAATTCGGGTGTATATCTATCTATATAAATATTCATATACTATACTGAATCTTTAATATTTAACGCTTCAGCCGCAATAGTGTATCTTGTGACGTTAGAATTGGGATCCCATCTAGGAGGAGAATGCACATCACTCGGTGAAAACATGTGCCACACAAAAGGGGTTGCATCACCAACAATTTCTTTTTCACCCCGTTTAAACATGGTTCCATGCGCAAATCTATCCAAGTACATCACACCACATTGAAAACATCGACCCTCTTCTCTCTCTTCGCCATGTGTATGCCATCCGGGGTATTTAGCGTCTTCTACTCCAGGTCTTTGTATGTATGCCCACGCTCGTATGAAATTCGGTTTTTCTTTACACGATTCAATAAAAGATTTTTTTATAGTTTCCCAATGTTCAGATGTATGTTCAAATAATTTTGGCCAAGTTTGTATACCTGGTACATTTGGTTGACCATGAATTTTTAAAGAATTTTCTATATCTCGAATCAATTCACTCTTCATAATACATTCATAAACCCAAAATTTTAACTAAGAACGAAGTCTTTTTAATCTTTCCATTTCTTTGTTTGGAAATACGGTGAGTTGATTCACTGGCCCCTCTAGATATACCTGACCATGATTCTTTATTCTGTCGTCTTTCATGACCTGATCTACCCTGACTATATTTACTCGAGCCATCCTATATTTAGCAGACTTGCTATAATAAACTGCAAGTGTAGCGGCATCTTTCTTTGTTTCTCTAGGTAACACGTCGTCTTCACAACACACGACTACATGAGATCCAGCACCCCCATCCACGTGAATCCACCATTCATTTGGGAAACTTGACTGAGTGAGTGCATCATTATCTTTGGCATCCTCACCCACCTTAATGGTGATACCATCGATAGATTTGAATGTCCGCATAAATTATTTAGAAGGTTTATCTTTATATAAAACATGGCGAGAACGACTACGACTACGAGGGAACAGACGTGGAACAAGAGGGACAATTACGTACTGAAAATGTTCACATGGCACTTGTATAAGTCATTACATAATATCGAGTTCTTGGCGGCATATGCGTACATGCGTATGGTCGAAACCAAATTTGTGGTTAAGAAATTGAAAAGGAGCGATCTGAAGTTTGTTCAATCTTACTAAATGCGATTTTCTTGATTCGCGCCTTCATTCGTTCGATGTGATCCGTGGAAATGAGAACACAGTTTTCCACAAAAATCTTACCTCGATATTCCACCACGAGGGGACCACCGGTACCAATAGTCGCGTTAAGGATGTTCAACATGTTTGATTTATTAAAGTGTCTGTGTGCAACTTAGGCTATTTTTATTGATTTGTTAATGTATATGCACGTGGTTCTAAAGCCAAGTCCCACTCTCACACACAAGTACAGGGTTACTCTCCCAAACAAGAAGACCTTAGACATTGGATCCAAGGAGTCCCTCGATTACACAGATCACGGAAATCCACGGCTTATGAGAGCACATCTTCTCAGACGTGGTGCACAAATACCAAAGGATGTGAGAATAGAGACAGATCCATACGAAATACACAGAGGTATGCTTTACGCAGACACCAGCACGGAAGAAAATTGGGACGATCCCTTTCGTGCGGGGTATTGGGAGAGATGGCTCCTTTGGAGTTATCCAAACTTAAACCAAGCGCAGTTATGGTTAACCATGCGCAAAGGGATTCTATTCATGCCCACGGAAGAAATGCTTTGGTTCTGTGATGAACGAAAAAAATTTTAAACGCCGGTAGAGCCAAAACCACCAGAACCACGATCCGTCTCAGTGATTTCACTGATTTCACGAACACTTGGTGTTTCACATCTCTCCAAAATGAGTTGTGCAATTCTATCACCCTTCTTAATCTCAAACGGCGTGTCACTGTGATTAAAAAGCGCGACCTTAATTTCACCCGTGTAGTCCGGATCGATAACACCCGCACCTACATTGATACCATGTTTTACCGTAAGTCCGGATCTTGGTGCAACCCGACCATATACATTTACTGGCAAAACAATTGAGATCCCCGTCCCGACAAGATGCCGTGAGTTATGTGGTACACAGCAATCCTCGACACTGTATAAATCATATCCAACAGCATGAGTAGAACCCCGAGTTGGAATAATAGCATCTTCAACCAATTTCTTCACGCAAAGTTCGCTCATTTATGTATAGGGGAACGTAATCTTTATCCCTATTTGAAAATACCAAATTTCCTTTTTGAAACAATTCGTTCAACATGTTCGCATGGAATTTCGCGTTCTAGAAATAGCCACAGATTGTGATTTTTACATTTTTCTATTATATGCTGCTTATACTTAGAATGTGGCTTGCATAATTTATTATTTGCGTACTCTCTGTTTAATTTTTCTAAAAGTTCTTCAATTTCTTGTATACTTTTTGTGCCGTCTAAGTATTTATAAATCTTAGTCACATTATCTGTAAAAAGATCTCTGTTAAAGTTTGGTGAACGACACTTTGAACTCTTGGATATAAAAGACTTGTATTTTGTCTCATATTTTTTTACCAATTTCAAAACTTCATCCTTTATATCGGAAGATTCTTCCAAGAATATTTCAGGTACATCCACAGCCTTATTTACATTTAAAAAACTTTGATAAACATCATCATTTGTGGCGTTAAATATCACGTCAACGATGCAAACTGCATCCAATGCCTGGACTCGATTCAAAACTTCCCGACGATGGTTTCCATCGTAGCAAACAAGTCCCTCATCTTTGAGTTCAGCAATATGAATAATACGAGGTATGTAACCTCCAGAATTGTAATAGTCACACATTTCTTGAATGCGCTCTTCATCGGGAAGTCTATTTCTAGACCACTTTTTACATAGCGGAGCAACATGTTTAAATTTTACATGATATCCGACGTGTGACCCACAGCGATAAATTTCGGTTGCAAAAGATTTAAATACATCCTCCATTTAAAAAATTTAATTATAAAGGGAGTGTAATCTTTATCTCAATTAAGGAATACGCAAATTATTTTATAAATGTGGTCCATTCACAACGCGGTCGTTCGCGCATCGTCTGAACCAAGAAATGATTACGACAAA